TTGCATTATTATCTTGAGAATTATTCTAAGGATTATGATGTTGATATGGATACTGTTGTAAAAACAATTAAGATTGCAAACATTTTTGATATCTGGTATCCAGAAAATCCTAAGGCAAAGAGAACTTGGAAAGACTCACTTGAAGAATTTAGAGAACTTTATGTCAATTCAGTTGCGAATGGATATGAGTATTTGCAACAGTATGAAGTAGATCAAAAACCAGTGTTGTCCTCTTCTGTAACTTATGTACCTGATTCTGATGTTTCTCCAATTTGCCCCTATTGTGGTAAATTGATTGAAGATCAAATTAATAAATGTTCAATGAGTATCTTTGAATAGTATCAGTATCTCAAGACTTACCAAAGATAAACAAAATGAGGAAATGCAATGAATGATGTACATTATGGATGGGTAATCAATATGAAGGAATGGTTGATGGCAGCATATAAAGTGGGAAAAGAATCTCAATCATAAAACCACATGAATCCTTTGTAGGTGTATTTGTATGGATTCTTCAAACTTCTGATTAAACCAGTTCCGGCACTTCCATCACCCATTTGGCGTATTGCTTCTTTAATGCTTTCGTAGTGTACTTCAACATGAGTGACTTTATGTACTCCTTTCACAGGTCTCTTGCGAGTTTTTTCATCTAAGCAAATGAGTCGATAACCATAATAAGTGTTTCCTTTCTTCGCGGCGTTCAGTACATTGCTATTTCTTTTTTTATCTCCAGTCAGTTCTAGTGATGCTGCTCTTGCATTCTCCCATTCTTTAATTTCACCAGTTTCTAGATGTGTACCTTGAATACGAATGCTTTTACATTTACCAGTTGATCTTTCTTCTGGTTTTAATTGTCTCCATGTTTGTTTCTTTTCTTGAACTACAATCTCATCTTTAACTTCAATAGGTTCTACTTTCTTTTTAGGTAAAGGATCATTGTATTCTGGTTTATATTGTTCAAACCAATAAATTTTTTTATCTTCTAGTATCTTTTCATCACATTCATCAATTTGTTTGATCATGAACTTGTGTAGTCCATATTGACGAAATGCTCTGTGTATGAGTTGACTGGACATTCTGTTTGATGCCTGAATGTGATTCTGCCATTCCTTGTTCATTGGAAGCATCGTTGCATTCAGGTATTTGTGACCCGTTTCTTTGTTGATAATGACATACACTATACCCTGCGCCATATGTGGTGTATTGCAAAGAACGATTAATGTATTGTATGTATACTCTTATAGTATTGCAAAGAACACTTATAGCATTGTGTGTATACTCTTTTGTTAAGATTTGCTTATATTACGGTTAGAGTTGTGGAAAAACTTGTGGAAAAGTGGTATATTTGTGTGGAAAACCTTATGAATCCCCTTTGAATTCTTATAAATCCCCTTTGAATTCTTATAAATGTCAGATTCTTATGCAAGTTTGGCGAGCATAGCATAAGACGCGCAATTTGTCAAGCCCCACCCCCAAAAATACTGTGAGACCCACATAAGACCTCGACGAGTCTTGACAAATCTTATAATTTGCCCTATAATACTCATAAAAACGCAAAATCTAGTCGAGAACACCTATATAGACTCATAAGATCTCGACGAGACTTGCATCTAGTCGAGAATCGTGCTATACTATCAATGTTCACCTAATCTCGACGAGTTATGTACGACGACTACGATCTCGACTATACATATACAAACGACCATGCAGATCTCGACGAGTATACATCAGATCTCGACGAGGATTATGCACGAGATTCACATGATTACGAATCACTTGCATATCGTCACTATGCATGATATAATCTAGTACACATTGCACAGGGTTCTTATGGTCACACAGAAGCGTCTAGTACAGGTTACACTGGATCTTATGTGTTATGAAGATCTGGACATAGAGCACATGGATTGGAAGGAACTTCTAGAACTAGAAGGTGATGAGGATGTACATGCTACCATAAAGGAGTTTGATCCGTTTTGAAATTTTTTATTGATGAGAACTGGGTTTATTTTTATGATAACTCAATACTATACAAGAGTTCTGTGGATTCTTATGGATTTTTTAATACGGATCATGGTGTGCCCGTAGACTTTTGTGCAGGGACTGAGGCGGTATCACATCTAGAACGATTAAAGACCCTTCTTATGCCAAAACCTCAACTGGCACATGGGGAAAAGCAACTCACATTGTTCTGATGTACATTGAGTGAGTTCGAAACCAACCAACCGGGACACTCGAACAACTGGCACACTGGGTCTTGTGTTCTCACCAGATTCCTGCCATACTGAACTCGTTCAACACACCTGAACCACTCATGACCATCTACACTGACAACGGTTACGAAAATCGCGCTGAGTACCTGGATGAACTCCGTGAAGAGTACGGAGACCTTGTGGACATCCTCATCGGTGTGCTACCATCGTCTGAAGACTTCGACGGTCTTGTAACCGCTCTGGAAGACGCTCTGGAGTCTGGAGAGTACGAAGACCTTCTGTGACACTTTAAGGACTGTCCACGGGGCACACAGACACCGCTCTGGTGCCCTATACTAAACAAGTCAACCCAACCAAACATCATGGGAACCCGTTCACGCATCGGCATCGAACTTCCTGATCATTCTGTGGTCAGTGTCTACTGTCATTGGGATGGATATCCTGAAGGCAATGGTAAGATTCTGGTAGAACACTATCAGAACCGTGAAGATGTACAAGAACTCATCGACGGTGGTGGTATCAGTTCTCTGCGTACTCGTGGAGATTGGAATCATTCTTCCCCTCTTCGTGATGAGAACGGAGAGTATATTTCAGATGCCGCAGGTTATCTGATGTATAAGGATGATCGTGAACCCCAACCTCTGTATTATACTGAGAGGGGTGAAGAACTAGACATTGCCCACACTTCTTTCGACGAGTTTGTGAGTGGAAATCTTGGTGGTGAAGAGTACGCTTACCTGTACAATCTCGACGATAACTGGAAGTGCTACAAGATTGAGTACAGGAAACCAGTGGAACTCGTCGAGATTCCAAACTATGTGACAGCATAGAAACTGGCATAAGGGTCTTGACAAAGCGTCGAGACCCATCTATAATCTTATACATGAGGCGGTGGTGGCACACTGGGTCTTGAGAGTTCGATTCTCTCTCGCCTCCTGGCACACAATGTGCCTAATCTGACCTATCTTAATTAAATCAAACAACATCATGCGTAACTTCAACATCAATAGCACTGCCATCTCGACTCTGAGCATGGATGGTGAGCAAGTGAACATTCAATTCACTAGCAACGATAAGCAGTACACTTTCCGTGCTGCCGATCCTAGCACCTTTGTTGCAGATCTGGAGCAAGTGATTGCCGATCCTGAGGGTTCTGTGGGTTCCTACATCCACCGTGCCCGCAAGAGCGATCTGCTTGTGGAGGTCTGATAACTGGCACAATGGGGGGTGGTGACACTCCCCTTTTTGGTTTATTGTTCCTTTGTCAACCACACACACCGACATGGACTTCGACACCGACTTCTGGTCTGAGATTCAAGATTGCGAAGGTGAGATCTTCGACATTCCCGAACTCTGGGATGATGCCGACCCTGAGCAATCCTTCAATGAGTTTGTCAATAGCAATGTGACAGTCTGATCACTGGCACAAGACCCCTAGACTTCCCACCTGATCCGTTCTACATTACCTTTGTTCCTGGAACACACCTCATGCCTGACACCCTCTCCCGAAACATCTACCGCGCACTGTTCAGTGAGGATCAGTGGGATCTGATCTATGCTATGGTAGGTCATGCTCTGGATGATGATGATTTCGATCCAGAAGATGTCTACTCCATTCGTAACAAAATCCATGCTCTCTTCGACTACAATGATTGACACTTACAACTTCACTGGTGATGGTGTGACAGTTCTCGGACTGGTCGGTGTCATCTCCACTGGCATCATCCTGGTGCTATGCTTCACTCGTTACTTCAATTCTCCCCTGCGTAAATGAATCCCAAACTTGAAATGTTGAGTGCTCGTGAACAACTCATGAGTGACATTGAATGTATCGTTGAATCGTTGTTTTGGGATACTTGGGGTGATGAATACGTTAATACACAGAATGAATTGATAAAAACTCTGTGTGATTCTGTTTGTGCTAACTTTCCCTCTAATTGATGATGAGAACTCTTACACTTCAAGTCACCGAAGTTTCCTTTGATTTTGATGATTTAGACTTTCCCGCAGAAGAACAACAGCAGGTTGTAGATTCTGTGGTTGGTAATGTCTTTGAGGTGGAAGTTGATGATGACGATGATGACGAAGCAATCGCTGATGCGTTAGTCGAAGAGGTGACTGATTACGCTGGTTGGTGTGTATTTTCCCTGGACTTTGTTCACGTTCTTTCCTGAATCATTATGGCACGAACTCTTCAACAACTCAAAGAATCTGTTGATCGTTTGATTGAACAACAGGGTGCAGATGCTCCTGTCGCTGCATTTATCTTCACCAGCGAAGATGTATTCGTGATGGATGATAATGGCGATCAGGTGACTCAACCCCGTGAGATTGCAGAGCGAGTTCTCAACAACGTGGAGGATGATTATGATTACCTCTACACTGAAATCTTTGACTGCATCGACAACGAACTTCGTGAACTGAAGGTGATTGTATGACCAATCGAACTGAACTTGAGTGGTTTCTGAAAGAAAAGTGTCGTGAAGATCCCGACCTTTTCGATACTGTAATCAGTGAGTATGTTTGGAACTTGAGTGAATCCAAACTCACTGAACTTGAGGACTTTCTTTCTAACAACTTCGGAGACGACTGATGACCAAAGAACTTCTGATCGCTCAACTTAATCTAGGCACTGATGGGAACAGCATCCTTTCGATTCTTGATGCACTGTGTGATGGGATGGACAGTGGTGAATCTAGTCAAGATAATGTTCCAACCCTAGACGAGATTCAATTCTAAAAACTCGACGAGATGTGCCGGTTCTCATACTGGCACACATGATCTCGACGAGACCTGCATCATCATCTAGATTGCATACATCGACATCGAGATTCATGAACACCGCACTCGTCACACCCATTTCGAGAAAGGCAAAGAATCGCTTCGCCAATCTTATGGGCAACAATGCACAATGTACCATCGAGCAACACAAAGGCAACAAGGTCTTTCTCACATCTGAGAATGGTAAGAATCACTTCTGGGTGATGCTTGACAAAGACCCAGACTGGATGGTAGAATTGTAAGACAAAGACGGAAGGGGTTTGCCGTCGCTGAATGTTAAAGTCACCCTGCGCGTAAGAACAGAGATAATGACTATAGCGTAGGTGAGTGGGTAACTGTGGGTCGGGGTGGTGCCTGATCCACTTTTCTTCATGGATTGTTATAATTATTTTATGGCAGGGGCGGTGGCGATGTGTTGTTCAGTAGGGATACCCTTCCCCCGTTGGTTTCGATTGTCCTTATAAGATACATCAAAACCGAATCAAAACCTGCCTGTTGTGCCAGTTCACTAGGTGGCACAAAGGCGGTTGTGGTGGTGGGTTCCGATCGTGCATCATTCACTCAACGGCGCACCACTGACGCCGACACCCACCACCAGACAATGAACACCACCACCCCGTTCTTTGCTCCTATTCTTCCCCTGCAACTTTCTGAGGAAGGTATCAACAAACTGGATGAGATTTGTCAGGAAGTGACTGAACAATTCTTCCGCAAAGATTATGCTAATCGTATCATGAACACACTCAAGTGTGCTCGTGATGCAAATAAAGGTTATTATCGTACCACCCCAGACTTCCGCCACTTTATTGGAATCTATCACTGGGTAAAGTCTCATTCCAACTATAATGATTATGTCGTCTTCCGTAAGTATCTGCAGACTCTGAGTGCAGTTTATCGCTGGCATTTTGGTCACTATCAGTCAGTTACTGTCTACAATTATCTGCATGAGCGTGTTAAGATTGAGACGCATTGTGAGCATTGTGGTTCACTCTCTAAAACCCTGATTGATCGCCTGATTGAAGAGAACCTCTGGGCAGTGTGACAATCCGCAAGGTGTCACAGTGGGGGCAGCGATGCCCCCAACCTACCCTGTAGGATAACTGCAGTTCACCACACCACTCCGATGAACACCACCCGAGTCACCATCACCAAGGTCTCTGGCAACGCCAAGACGGGACCGATCACCACCACGCGCACCGATCGCGCTACCTGCCCAACAACCTGTCCTTTCTACAGCAGCGGATGCTACGCTACATTGGGACGCGAGCGGATGCAATGGGATCGCCTGAATCGTAATGAAACAGGCGTGAATTGGGATGAGTTTGTGTCACAAATTCGCCGCATTGTTCCCAATGGTGTACTCTGGCGCCATAACACTGCAGGAGATCTCCCGCACAATGATGGTAACATTGATTACCTGAAACTTAAGGGTTTGATCAATGCAAACAAAGGGAAGAAAGGGTTCACCTATTCGCATCACATTCTCAACGATCATAACATCATCTGTCTGCAGAATGCGAACGGTTTAGGTTTCACCGTCAACGCATCCTGTGAGTCTGTGGATGATGCTGACCGTGTGATGACTGAGCATAACATCCCCGCCGTGGCAGTTGTTCACTCTGAAGAAACCCGCCGATTCTTCACAACAACCAACGGTCGCAAGGTTGTAACTTGCCCTGCTGCACTTTTCCCAGGTAAGGTAACCTGTGCCACTTGCGGTTTGTGTCAACAATCGGACCGTGAGTTTGTTATAGCATTCCCCGCACATGGCGCCTCAAAGAATAAAGTTAATGCCATTGTGAGTTGAGTATATTTAAGGGGGGCAATTCTGCTCCCTTTTTTTATACTTTTTGCGCCATTATTTCATGGCAGGTTCGGTGGCGATAGTTGTTCAACCGGCGACCCTGCCGGTGTTGGTGCTGATTGTCCCCATAGTCTACAGGCACCACAGACCCATAAAACCGCCATGGTGGACAGTTCGCAAGGTGGCACAACCTGATGGCACAGCGCCCCGTCTGCCCCCATACTGGTATCAGTTCACCACACCACTCCGATGAACTTCCACCTGATCACCCGCACCATGGTTCGCAGCATCCTGATTCAGCAGGGTGCCATGCGCGGCGCTGAGATCGTCCGTTGCATGGGCATGGATCCGAAGCGCCACAAGGGTACCATTCACGCCGTTATGGTCGATCTTGAGCGTGATGGCATCCTGACTGCCACTCGCGCCAAGAATGGCAAGCGTGATCAGTGGAGCATCCGCCCCGCTGCCATCCGCAAGCGTGACCGGATCCTTGCTGCCCTGATCGGTTGAACCCATACGGGGGAGGGACTCACACTCTCCCCCAATCCATGCTAGGATTCTCTCAGTTCACACCACACCACCCGTGACCTACAATCCCGCCACGCTCACCACCGTCACTCTGCCCGAAGGCAAGTGGCACACCATCCGCACAGCGGTTCTCTGTCTTGCATGTGATGAGAGGATCAAAGGTAACGATGCCGACGCAGATCACTGGTTGGCAGCATACGATGCGCTCAAAAAAGCAATGGATGAGTGATACAAACTGGGGGGCAATCGCCTCCCTTTTTTTATACTTAACCTCACCAAAAATAGGTTCTACCTTCATCCTAGCACGGCACCTGCACCCCCTGTCAACCCCTAAACCCATAAGGATCGCTGATCGTTCGGGGGGTTGACTCTGGTGCCGTTTGGGGCAATACTGGTATCAGTTCACCACACCACCCGATGACTCTCTCACCTGCCAGCAACCTCCAGACCCGTCAGATCGTATGGGTCCGCAACGGCGCCAAGATTCACTCAGCACCCGCCTATGTCTGGGCAGGTCTGGCACGAAACGGCAAACTGTGAAGGTTTGTTAAGTTGCACACTGGGGGGCAGCACCATCGCCTCCCATCCCTTAGACTTCTATCAGTTCACACCACACCACCGACCATGAATTTCTCCGCTCTAACCTTCTCCGATCACGCTATCAAGGGCGCCACAAAGGCACGGCATACCTTTGAAAATGGTTGGACAATCAGTGTAGTTGCCGGACCCCAAGATTCGGGTCTTTATGGTGAGATCCAGCATGATACCTTTGAGGTTGCTGTTATCCGCCCCAATGGTAACATGCTGGATGATGTTATCTGCTGGCAGACTCCAGTTCAGATCACTACACTGATGCATCTGATTGAGATGCTCTGAGCATCACAAAGGGGGAGGCAATTCTCCCCCATTCTTTATACTTAAGAGGGGTTCGGACGGACTCCTCATCATCACCCCCCCCCAACTACGATGATTCTCACCACTGAAGAAATCCTCCAATTAGTTACAACTGGAATGGTAGAATTGACCGACGATCTTATGCTCAGAATGTCAGAATCTTATGAGGATTCTGAATGGTATAATGATCCCAATAATGTAATGTCAAAGCATCATTATTAAATCTCGACGAGATTCGCACAGATCATCTAGACGAGATACACACACTCACATCTCGTCTAGATCACACACATTCATCTCGACGAGATACACACAAGCACATCGAGATTGCACACACATTCACATCGAGATTCACATCATGCAACACACATCGCGCCCAGTTAATTCAATCGGATTCACTATCACATATCAGACGCCATACAATCAATGCGAATGGCGTACACAATCATTCACTACATTAGATGAGGCACAACGCATGATAGCATTCTATCAATCATGCGGAAGTCCTGCACGGTTTGTATAAAGAATAAAGAATCAAATAAGATTAGAAAGTATAAAGAATAAAGAATCAAATAGGATTAGAAAGTATAAAGAATTACTCAGGATTGAATGTAACTTATTGTCAGTGGTGTGGTTTATTCTTTACATTCAGTCCTGTCTAATTCTTTATACTTTGCACTGTTTAATTCTTTATACAAACTCTGCCAGGATTCCCTCTCCTCCCGCCCTCCAGGTTAGGTATGGTTGCCCCGGGGTTCTGTATCCGTTGCTACCGTTTTGCGGATTCGACCCATTAGCAACGCTTATGAAATGAGTTTGCCGTTTGGTATCCGTTGATACCGTTTAGGGGTTGTGGGATCGGGGGGGATCGGTTAATGTAGTTTCGAACCTAGAAAACTGAATAGATGATCGGAGTCTCCGCCTTGGGCGGAGCGTGTCGCGTGTCGGGCGGGATCCCACGGGCACCGGTTTTCTATTCTTTATATTTTCCAGGTTTGCCTAAGTTACATTTTCCACCCTACACTTTCACAATCCCATGACACTTATTGTCGGACAAGTTGAAGCAATTCTCCCCGAATTGCTTCATGCAATGTGTAAAGCAGACGCTGCAAAGAAAGAGGTCGATAGACTCAAGTCTCAACTAGTTACATTGATTGAATCACCTCAAACGGTTAAAACCTGCTGGGGTAGCGTTACTCTTAACAAGGGAAGACGCACCGTTAAGGTTACAGATAAGGCGTTATCTGCACAGATCACTCTACTTAAAGAGAGTGGAATCGCTCTCGGTAAGTGTGAGGAATCTATCGGTGATCCTTTCATCACTGTTAGAAAGTCCGACCGCTGAGTTACACTCTAGGGGTGACATTCTCACCCCTTTCTTTACACTTTCATCACCCCACAGTTTAGACAATGGCAACCGTATTGACTGGCGAAGCGATTAACATCTATCGCGCCAAAGTGTTACTGGCGGCGCTTAAATTGGAGTGCCTAGGTATGAAACGGCGCGGACCCTCAGCATACTCTATCGTCAAGGCAGAGTATAACCTAAAGGGAAACAAGTTGAGTGTATTGAATCAACTTGAATCTATCTTGAACTGAGTTACATTTAGGGGTGACATTCTCACCCCTATTCTTTCCACTTTTCACACCGCAATTTCAATCATGCCCGCTACACTTTCTCGCTACAAATTAGACTGGCAGAATGGCACTCAGTGGGCGAACTTTCCCGAACTGGGTGACATCTACACCGACGAAGTTACCTTCTACACTGTAGACGGATACCGGTACGATGTTTCGTTCGATGTAGGTTCTGGGCGCAGATTGGGCGTCTTGTTTGTAACTGTAGATCAGCAAGATCCGCACGGTTACAATCAAACAATGCACTATTGTTTGGGGCAATTTTATAACAATCAAGGTGCAATGTTGTTCGCTCAGTTTGCATTGAACCACTTTATTGAGACTGAAACTTGGTCAGTCTGCCCATCATTTCAGGCGGTTGATTACATTGAAGGCGAACCACATACGCTGGGAGGTGATGAAATAGTGAGCGAACTTTATACCTGGTAAGCTACATCGGGGCAGGCGCAATCCTGCCCCCTATTCTATTCGTTCGTGTTTGGCAGTTAGGTATACTTAGCGACCCTATTCGTTCGTGATTAGTATTTCTGATCGTTCGTGTTTGGACAGTTAAGGGCGCCTTATGGGTATGCCCCCCCTACCCCATGGGGGCGTATAAAAACAGCTAACTACCCTAACCTACAAAAGTAAATATGAGCTGCACATTATCTCTAAAATATAAAAATTTTTCCAGGTAAAAAAACTCCATAACCCTCAAAATATAACACTTCCTATATAAAAATTGAATCCTTATAACTCACATATGAAAAAAAATTCCGAGGAAAATTTTCAGTTCCTACAAGTCGATCCAATTACTGGCGAATACTATGTCACAATACCAGAATGGGTGGCAAATGATCTTGAATGGTACGAAGATACAGAAATCAAATTATCAGTCGATGGAAAAGAATTAATACTTTCAGAAAAAGACAATGATTGAAAAAAAATATCACATATATTTGAACAACAAATGCCTCTATCATTCTTTAAGTATAGAAGACTTTGATATTACATGGAAAATGTTTTCTGAATTTCTTACAATCACAGATGATAGAAAAAAAGATATTCTTTCTTATGAAGAAGTAATCTATTCAAAAGAAACAGCACTAAATTCATCACATTGACAATCTCTATATAATGATGTATGATACTGAAGTAACTACTTACAACTATGGCTAAAGGATTTACCGTAAAAGCAAATGCCCCAGTGGCATCAAATAAAGAACCCGAATGGGACTATAATCTCGCAAAAGAAATGGTAAGAGGCAAATCTATTGTCTTTTGTCTTCCCGGCAGAGGAGTTTCATATACCTATCTAAAAAGTTTTGTTCAACTTTGTTTTGACCTAGTTCAGTCCGGAGCAAGTATTCAGATTTCTCAGGACTACTCATCAATGGTGAACTTTGCCCGATGCAAATGCCTGGGTGCGAATGTTCTAAGAGGTCCGGATCAACTTCCCTGGGATGGAAAACTGAATTATGACTGGCAACTTTGGATTGATTCTGATATTGTCTTCAATACTGAAAAATTCTGGCAACTTGTTCTAATGGATAAAGACATTGCCTCGGGATGGTATGCAACCGAAGATGGTCATACAACATCAGTAGCGCACTGGATGGAAGAAGATGATTTCCGCAATAATGGTGGAGTCATGAATCACGAAACCGTAGAGAGCATCTCTAAGCGTCGTAAACCATTCACCGTCGATTATGCCGGATTTGGTTGGTTACTGATTAAGCACGGAGTATTTGAGCACTCCGAAATGAAGTATCCCTGGTTTG